GGCTTTCTCTTCCGCTGTGCGGCGCGCTGCCGTAATTTCCGCGATGCGTTTGTTAACTGATTTACGCTTCTTTGGCTTTCGAGCAGCCTTTTCTCTTTCGGCGTCATCGTCATCAGCCTCATCGTCGGCGTCAGCGCCATCGTCAGCGTCATCGCTGTCGTCGTCATCAGATTCTTCGTCGTCATCATCTGCATCGTCGTCATCCTCTTCGTCTTCATCGGTTTCAATTACGTCAACGTCGTCGGCGGTGAGGGTGTCTTCGTCATCCTCTTCGTCGTCAGTTTCGGGATCGGTGAATTGTGCCCAATCGGGGTCTTTGCGTGCAGCGATTTCGCCGTGTTGATCTGTCTTCTCTCCGTCCTTGTAGGTTTCGGTTACGAAGTTTTTAAAGATTTCTGGCACTTCTTGTTCTTCAGTTTTGGACATTCGGGTCTCCTGTTGGCAATGTGTTCATGATCGCAGGTGGAGGGGTGTTCTCCATTTCCATTAATCGTCTCGCTATCTCTATTACTGTAGCTCCATCGCTTATGTCAAGGCTTTCTATACGTGCAGCGACTTCGACTGCATTTAGCTCAACTTGATCCTCTTCGTTCTGCACGCGACGCAGCTCGATCATGGTGTCAAACACCATCTTACGGATTTCAGCGCGGGCTTTTTCAGCGCGGGCAGTCATCTCGACTGTCTTCGCTTGTTTCTCGGCGAGTTCAGCTTCGAAGGTCGCAGTCTGCATCTGTTGCTGCATGGCTTGCGCTTGAGCGGCTTGAGCGGCTTGCGCCTTCTCTTCGTCCGTCATGTTTTCAGGATCGGCGATACCGAGTTGTTTTTCAAGGCGTTTTGCGATCTTCTCTGCGCCCGGCCAGTCTTGCGCGCGCACAATCTCGCCCGCTGCAACCTGCATGAAGTCAGGCATGGCGTTGACCATGTTCAACATACCCTCTGCCGCTTCTAGGCGGCGGGTGACTTGTGACGGGCCGGTGTGGACCGATACAGAATACTTGCCGACGGTCACGTCAGGCTCATCCTCGACCTCACCGTTGATGACGACGATACGTTCCTCTTCGGAACCAAGATCGTCAATGTCGATAACTTTCACGACGCGTCGCGTATCGTAGATTTCAGGAATTAGGTCATTGATACAGCGCCCGCACTCTTCGATAGCGAGGTTCAAGTTGTCTTCGTAGATGACGGAGCCGATTTCGCCCATTTTCTGGCGAGCCATAATGGCCTTGCCCGATACTTCGTTGGACGTCATGCCCATAGAGGCTTCGTGGAGGTTGGTGACGTCTTTCATGTCCTGAGACGCCATACCGGCCTCTTGGATCAACGCGCTTTCTAGCTGCGCCGGTTGCTGCCGCTCTGGTTTAGAGCTGGCGTCGCCATTGTAGATGAGCAACGTGTCGTTGGACAGGTGAGCGTTGCGCCATTCTTTCTCGTAGCCCTCAACGGCCTCTTTGGAAGCGACCCAAGGGGCTTTTGGAGTGAGCATGAGCTTTTCAGTGATGATCGAACGCCAAGAGTTGTGCATCCGCTGCGGGTCTTTGGCCCAGCGGACAATACCGAAGCGTTCACGGTCATATGCAGAGTCGATTTCCCCACCGGGGACGCGGAAAATTGGCAGGCGCTTTAAAGGAAGCTCAATTGGGCCTTCCAGAAGCGAGTTGCCGGTACAGATATGGCAGACGGCTTTCGACCGCAGCGTTTTACGCATGTACGGCCCGCCGGTTGCTTCGTCAATGTGGACTTCCTGCAACAGTTCGCGTAACTCGTCGCCTTCGATTTCGGTAACGTCCACGACGTCGCCGTCTTCCATGAGCCAAAGAGTTCTCTCTTCGTATTCCATGTGCCAGTAGTGGACTAGGCGGATTTTGCCTTCCTCATACCAGCCCCCGGAGATTTGTTGGGAGATGCCGCTGTCGTATTCTAGGTCGCCGGTCTTGCCGTTCGGGTAGAGCTTGTCGAAGTCTTCTTTGTCGATTTCTTCGATCACAAACGCCTCTTGTGCGTCAGCGCCGGTCGGCTCGACGGAATTGCAATCCCATACGACGGCCAGCGGGTTCGGGATTTCGTAGATGCGCGCGTCGCGCTCAAATACGTCATCAAACGCATACTCTACTGACAGGCCGAAATTGCCGATACCGCATATGGCCGAGTTTTGAAAAGCGTTGTTGTATGCGCGATCCGCGCGACTTGTTTTCTCGATAGAGCGAATGAGCCCTTGTCTGAGCTGCGCGGCAGGCTTGTTTCCACCTACGTCGGGTGTGACTTTGATCACAGTTTCGTTCATACGGCGGTTGCCGACGATTTGGCCGATGAAGGCGGGCAGGCGGTTGATTGTCAAGCAAGGCTTATTCTCGCGAATACGGCGTTGTTTGATCGTTTCATCCCACTGCTCCCCCGCTACAAAAAGACTATCTTCAAGGGCCGCATTACGGTTGTCCATATCCGCTTCGATGTCAACGCTAAATCGGTGACGCATGTCGAGTAGGAATGACTGTACGTCGTCATACCCGCGAGGGACGTAAGCCTCTTTGGCTATTTGCCGTGATTTCTTCTCAGAGCGTTTCGAGTTTCGGTTCTTTTGAGCCATCTAAAATGCCATCCATCCGTTTCCACCGTGTCCGCCGACAATGTCGCCGTTCTGGTTGATTTCAACTACAGTTTGATCCACGTTCTCGCCGTATGTATCATTACGCGGTTTCTCTGTCCACCTTTCGATAGTTTTCAAGTCGGCGAATGTCAAGGCGAGGGCGTCTGCTAGATCGGGCGACCGAACTTTGCGTTTCACCATCTCGTGCTTACTTTCGAGTTTGAAGTCGTTATTATGCGTCGGCTTGAGGCGAGGTCCGATGAGATCGGCCTGTAAATCGTCTATGTCAGGAATTGACACCCCTTCCTCTAATTCTAGCCATTCTTTCATGCGCTGCCACATTTCGTCTCGACGCAACTTCGGTCCCGGCTTACGCGGATACGCGTTTTTGTGTTGACTTGTAGAGCCGAAGTTAATCGCCTTAACAAGTTTCTTGTACTGCGGTCGGCGGTCCTTTAGGAACTGAATTAGGGGCGCACCTAAGCCGCCCGCGTCGATATTCACAAGCGCCGGTTTATGCTGTTGAATGAGTGCGTCAATCCAGTCACACGCCTCTACTGCGTTGATTTTATTGCGCCAAACGATACTTTCGACTTCGTGGCCGCGTCGGAAGCATATGGCGAAGCGGTCGCCGCCTTCCCCGGCAGGGTCAACGCCCATAATTAGAGGTCCGCCGCCGATTGCATCCCTTTTGCGCGCTTTTAGGACAACATTGCCCTTGATATAGCTCTCATTGTCCGAAGACTGGAATGCGAGTGTCGGCGTGGCCGGGTATTCCTGATTGAACAGGCTGACGGAGCGCAATTCGGCGATTTTCATGCGTCGCCACAACATTTGCTCAGGCGTGCAACCGAAAGCCTCGGCGTAATCAACTTCGGAAAGCTCGCCTTCGATATTGTCGGCGCTCAGTTTGAAATCGTCGCCAACTTCCCGCACATATTCCTCTTGCCAGAACCAAGGGATGAAGATCGGGATATAATCCGTCTCTCCGGCCTCGGCCATCTGCCAGCGCTCATAGTATTCACCCGCAGCGCCGTTCGCTGTGCTCTCCAGAATGATTTCCGTACCTCTGGCGTCAGGAACACCCTGTACGGATGACGCGAAGTGGTCTTGAGGGTTCTGCCAGAACGCAACTTCCGAGCCGTGGAACAGGTGAGGCGTCCTTCCGCGTCCACCGGCCTTGGCTCCGGCAGTACCGATAGCGTATTTACTATCTAGCCGGTCGAATGATAGCTCTTTCGCGTTCGAAACACCCGTTCGGGGGGCGATTGGGTTGTGTTTGTGGAAGCGGTCAACCATGTCAAATAGGTTGTCGGTCGCCTTTTGCTCGTGTGACAGGATATAGACGTTGCGGCCTTTAAAGAGTGAGGCTTGTCTGTAGAATCGACCGCCGGTGTATGTAGAAATGCCCTGCTGACGACCTTTCAGCACGAGCGCACGTACTCTGCCGGTCTCGCGTCGCTGTTCCTCAAGACGACGGTGTAGATAAATCTGCGCAGAATTGAAGATGAACGGTACGGTGGTGTTCTCTTTCGTCTGGATTTTGAGGCAATTCGCGGCGTAATACGGATAAGACGACCGGAACTTGATCAATTCATCTTTAAAGCGTTCCTGTTGGTCAGCGGTTGTCATAGGCGTCTCCTACCATCTCGAACTCGGCGTCAATGGTCATTTCATCTGATTTTACTTGCTTTTTGGCGTCTAAACGCTCCAAAAGGCTCTCAACGTCATCGGTAACACCGACTTCGACGTCTCTCTGGATAGTCTTACCGAACATAGTCTTGTAAAAGTCTGTGCGGTTCATTTCCGCCCACTCGGCGAATGCTACTGTTCCCCCGATCATTTCATACACAGACAGTACAGCGTTGCGCGAATACTTCGCTGCATTGGTCATGATCGTGCCGTCCGGCGCGCTTTGAGGCAGCTTAAACGTCGGTATGGTGGCCGGGACAGGTGTGTCTTTTACGCCACGGTCTGGTCGGGGTGCAATCTTTGTCATTCTTCGTCAATATCATCTTCCGCCGTCAAATCCAATAGGTCGGCTTTAAAGTTCGGGCCGTAGCCGTTGTCTTTCAGCCATTTCGACATGGCGGGCGGTGTGATACCGAGCTGTCGCGCTGCGGCGGCTTGTGAACCATTGCTCACGACGGCTTCTAGCCGTTCGATATGCTTCTCGACGGGCAAGGCGGTCGCAATACGTGTCTTCTGTCCTAGCTCGATCCGCAGTTCGCGATATCCACACGCGTCTAGGTATTGGCTAAGTCCCGGCGCTGACAAACCTAACTTTGTCGCCGCAACTTTCAAACCGACTTCGTCGTCTATACATTGTCGAACCACTGCAATCCTTGTTTTCAATAAATCGTAATCTCTCTCCGGCATTTGGTGCTCCTTTTTAATTTTGATTAACGGAGTGGAGTTACTACGTCAAGTCTTGATCGTGAGGAATAAGCAGAGAAGCATTTTGCACGCCGTCGTTTATGATTGTCAGGGCTGCGCCGGTCGAGCCGGAAACTACCGCGCTCGATACGAGATAATCCCATACTGCGGAAGCCAGCGAAGACGGGTCCACTTCCGGCAATCCGGTGAATAGTGTACCGCCGTTTGTCGGCAATACGTTCGTGTGCGTCGCAGATGACACAAGAACCGCAGCCACCGCAGAGTTGGGCGTCACGCCGGATATACTGTCATACTGGAAGCCTTCGATAGAAAGCAGATATACGACGCCTGCGAGGGAACCCCATGTCGGAGCGTTGATACGCCCAGTATCAAATATCTGGTCTAGTCCGGCTAGGGTGTGTAGGAAATCTTGCTGGGCGTCCACTACTTGTTGTGGTGTGACTGAGCTGTCAGGGATTTGCACTTCGATATAATCAGAACCGTTGCGCGAGGTGACAAGGCCGGTAGTTGAGCCGCCGGAATAGGATGAGCCGCCCTCTGGTCGCAGAATTTCAGCCGGGTCATATGTCAGTAAGTTATTGCTGTCATCGTCAGCCTGCCATGTCGCGATCTGTGCGACGTGGCCCAAGCGGTGCAGAACGATTGTCCATACACCCGTATCAACGCTGGCGTTGTTGTAAACAACACTGTCGGAGCCGGAAGTGACGAAGGTATTCGTGTCGTCGTAAATCGCCCAAATGTCGTTTGCCGTCGCAGTAAGTGTCAGCGTGGACGGAGTTGGGGCCGCAGACTGAGAAATGGTGCCGCTGGTCTCGATTGGTGTCACAGCAGGCGTGCCGTCGAGGATGAGCGTAATCGGCGAACCGGACACATTCTCTACTTCTGTGATTACACAGTCGGTGAGGGTGTAGGTTCCCGCTTGGGTCAGGACCACTCTTTCCGCCGTCACGTCTGTCAGGTCGCGGAGCGACAATATAC